ATCTTACACCAGCAAGAGAACTTAATAATCTGATTAAGAATCTTAGATTCTCAGATTCAGAAGGTTCTTTTAATCCAGCGGTTTATTCAGCGGTCTATAATTTAAAGACATTTGGAAAAACAGCGGGAAGTAAAAGCTGGCATGTCTATAAACCATCAAGAGTTAGAAACCTTGATGTAGGGGATAAAAAGGACGCTGAGATTTATGAAGTTGCACAACAACTTCAGAAAACTGTTTCGAAAGGATCAGCTAAACCTCAGTATGAGAAACCTAAAGTCCAACAGGGCATAGTCTAATTTCCCGATGGGAAATGTTGCAACAGGGGCGCTGAAGCGAGAGTGGAGGCGCCCTTAATCTTGCCATATTTCAGATATAAGGAATTCAAAAATTATGAAAGAATTTGCAAAATATTTTAGTGGACTAGAAAGAGACTATGGTTTCTGTAATGTTCAAAATGGATATATCGAACCAGAAAGTGGAAAATTAAAATTTGATTCAGGGGATTATGGATGGTCTAAGCGACCTATAACCGAACAAGATTACGAAGCTCATCTGACAGGGAAAAAGGCTATAGGAATTCAACCTTGTGATGATCATTCTCAAGCCAGCTTTGGAGCAATAGATGTCGATCCTAAAGATTATAAAACTTTTAATCTACAAAAATATTTAAAGGTTATTGAAGAAAAAAATTTACCTGTCATTCCAATTGAATCTAAAAGTGGTGGGCTTCACATTTATATTTTTACTAAAGAAAAAGTACCCGCTACTTTAATCAGAGAATTTTTATCAAACTTATTATTTCTATTTAAACTTCCACACAATACAGAAATTTTTCCTAAACAAACTCAATTAGGAACTAACCAGAATAATGAAAAGACATCGGGGAGTTTTATTAATCTACCATATTATAAAAGTAGCGAACGGAGAGCATACAAATTGGATGGCACCAAAATGGAACTTGATGAATTTATTAAAGTCGTAGGTTTAAACTTACAGACTAAAGAAACATTAAAAGATATTGGAAGTAAAAAAATAAATGAGATTATAACTGGTGGACCAGAAGAATTTAATGATGGCCCTCCATGTTTACAAATGATTTGTAAAGAAATAGATGATAGTGGTAAGAAACTTAAAGATGAAAGAGATCGATTCTTATACAATTACATGGTCTTTGCTAAAAAGAAATTTGCTGAAGTGTGGGAAAAGAAAGTATTAGAAGCTGCCCGAAACTATATACAGTATGATGATATATGGGGAGATGAAAAAGTAAAAGAAAAAATTAAATATTGGAAGAATGAAACTAAAGGATTTAAATGTAGTGATTTACCAATCTCTGCGTATTGCGCCAAAGGAACCTGTTTAAAAAGAAAATTTGGTATAGGGAGTCATAGAAATACCACATGGCCTGAATTATCTGGACTTATAAGAATAAATTATAAACCAGAGCCAGAGTTTATGTTTGATGTTAATTTAGAAAGTGGAAAAGTAAAACAAATTCATGCTAAACATATTAAAAAAATTTCAGAGATGAAAGAAATGAGAGCCCTCATAGCAGAACAAACTGCTGTGTTTCCCCCTATTATAAAGAACGCTGAATACCAAGTAATCTTAGATGGACTTTGGGCGAGACTGGAAAACTTAAAACCTGTAGCTGGAACTAGTCCAATCGATATGCTTAAAAAATATATCATTGATTATGTAAATATGGCTAAAGCTACAACATTTGCTGCATTTAAAAGTGGAACCGTACACCAAGAGGAAGAGTTTTATTATTTTGATTATGATAAGTTCTACGAATATTTAAGAACAAATGAATGGAATAAAGATAGATCACGAACGGGTACAATGATTAAACAATTTTTTAAAGGAGACTTTGATTGTCAAAAAAGATTTCCTAAAAAAGAAAACAAAGATTCATTTCCACCATTAAGAGTTTTAAAACTGCCTATAGCAGATTTAGAAAAAGAAGAAATACCAGATGAAAAAATAACAATAGAAGATAAGGAGCACATAGTATGACGACACCAGTACCAAGTGTATCTGTATGCATGCCTGCATATGATACCATGCAAGTGGCAACATGTTTATCATTAGTTAAATTAATGGATAAATTTACAGCCGCTAAAATTAAATCCACACTCAACACTTTTAAATGTCCATATGTTGGATATGGCAGAAATGTATTAACAGCAATGTTTTTAGAATCAGGGATGGACTATCAATTATTTATTGATGCCGATATGGAATTTGAGCCCTCGGTTGTAGGAAGAATGATTGTAGCACAGAAAGATGTAATGTGTGTTCCATACAGAAAAAAGACTCAAGATCAGTCTGTAAAATTTTCTGTAGATTTTAAAGATCATCAGAACATTAATATTGATAATAAAGGCTTAGTTGAATTGACTAAAGGCCCTGCAGGGCTCACTTTGATTCACAGAAGAGTCTATGAAAAGTTAATGAAAGATCTCCCACATTTAAAAATAAAACAAAAAGAAATAATATCCGAAGAAGCCAATAATTATTTTTATAACTTCTGGGATACAACGTTTGATAAAGACGGCAACTGGTGGGGAGAAGATGTACATTTCTGTAATTTAATTAAGGGAGCTGGTTTTAAATTATACGCAGTTGCTGATGGGGAAACAACCCACATTGGGAATTTTGGATGGAAGGGTAAATTAGTAGATTCATTTAAAAGAGCCAATGGAAAAGATTCATAAAATTTACGGTCCACCAGGGACAGGTAAAACTTTTAGATTAATACGTAGAGTCAAAGCGTATGTAAGAACAGGTACACCTTATCACAAGATAGGTTACTTTGCCTTTACCAAGAAAGCTGCGGGGGAAGCAAGAAAGAGAATAGGTGTGTCGGAGAAAAAAGTTCCATACTTTCAAACGCTACACGCCTTCTGTTTTCATCTGCTTGGATTAACCGAAGATAAAGTTATGCAGCCCTATCATTACGAAGAGTTAGGTAAAATATTAAATATTCGTGTAAACTTTTCTGACAAATATAATGAAGAAGAGACTCATTTTCTCACCTGTAATAATCCCTACTTCCAATTAATTGGAAGAGCTCTTAATAGAAGAACCACCATACGAGAAGAGTTTGATAGAAACGAACATGATAAAAAAGAAATTGATTGGTATACTTTAAAACACATAGCTATAAATCTTAAAGAATTTAAAGAGAAGAATCACATCTTAGATTTTAATGATATGATTGAAATGATTTTAGATTTGCCTCCAGAGAAGATGCCCACTTTTAAAGCTGTCTTTATTGATGAAGCCCAAGACTTATCTCCTTTGCAATGGAAACTATATGATAAATTAAAAGATCATTGTGATCAAATATACTTAGCGGGTGATGACGATCAAGCTATCTTTGCGTGGGCGGGCGCTGATGTAAATAGATTTATAAATGAACCTGCAAAGGAAAGGGTACTTAGATACTCGCGTAGAATCTCTAGAGCCGTGCAACAGGAATCACAAATACCAGTGAGTCGTATAGCAGGCATCAGGAAACATAAAGAATACCTACCTAGAGCGCAAGAGGGTCTTGCGTCTACAATTAGTAATCTAGGTCAAGTTGATTTAACTAAAGGAAAGTGGCTTATTCTTACTAGAACTAAAAGTAATCTCTTGGAGATTATGAAAGAATTAAAAAAGAAAAATTTATATTATCAAAGTAATAAAGGAAAAAGTTTTAAAGTAGGTTTATATAATGCAGCCGTAGCTTATACTAAGTGGACTATTGAAGGAGCATTAGAACCTAAAGAAATAAATGAAGTAAGAGAATTTATTCCAGATGTAAAATGGAATAAAAAAATTCCGTGGTATGATATATTTAATGCGGATCAAAAAGAAATTTTATACATAAGAAATTTAATAGCTAGTAATGAAAGATTAAACGAACGTGCCCGAATATGGTTGTCAACTATTCATGCGGCAAAAGGAGGTGAAGAAGATAATGTAATTTTATCTTTACATCAAGGAAGTAAAGTTCAAAAAGGAATTAGATTAAGTATTGACAAACAGGATGAGGAGAATAGAGTGTGGTATGTTGGCATCACGAGAGCAAGAAATAATCTATATAAACTAAAAGCAAAAAAGAAAATAAAGGAGTATCAACTATGACACATAAAGATATATTTGATGACGCATTTCCCCAGGATAAACAGGTTGGAGGATCTCATTATAAAAAATTTACCATTCAACCTTATGAATTTATTTCAAAAAATGATCTCTCATTCTTTCAAGGCAACGTGGTGAAATATGTTTGTCGTTATAAAAACAAAAACGGTATACAGGATCTAGAAAAAATAATTCATTACTGTGAATTAGAAATTAAAAAATTAAAAGATGATAAGTAATATTTTTAAAAATATTAAAGAAATAAGTAAATATATTTTAAAACATAAAGTACCTAATTTAATATTTAAAGAATTAAAAAACTGTAAGAAGCA